TCAAATGCCTGACATTAGTTGATGTACAAGATTCACTCTTGCATCTGCACTCAGTCCCAATGTCAAAGCGAAGAAATTAGCATTTTGCTCACTATGTTCATACCCATGTCTTTCAAGATATTCACGATATCGAATCCTCATATCTGAGTTCTCTCTGGTCTGGCGCGCAACTTGTGCAAAATGTTCAGGTGTCCTTCTTGGCATTTTCATCACTCCGAGATTTTTTTGTGTAGGAATTATACATTTATAGAGGAACCTAATTGAACCATAAATGCCTTCGCGCACCATCATAGGGTGTCGGGGGTCGGAGGTTCAAATCCTCTCGTGCCGACCAAAAACATATTGAAAACCAGCCACTTATGGCTGGTTTTTTTATTGGTATTTTTATACGAGGAAACATCGGGGAAAAACTGGGGAATAATTGCCCGTACTTTCTGTTCAATCGGACGAAAAAATCCCATCCTTTAACTCGCCTTGACACTGTATATTTTTACAGTAAAAATATAACCTCCTCTCAAACAGATTAAGGAGACTGTTATGTTTGTTGAGTTGGTTTACGATAAGCGAAATGTCCAGGGCTTGGATGGAGCTAGAGAAATTATTCTGGCTGAGCTGACGAGGCGAGTTCATCACATATTCCCTGATGCTGAAGTGAAGGTTAAACCTATGCAGGCTAACGGATTGAATAGTGATGCCAGCAAAAGCGACCGTGAAAAGTTGAACCGTATGCTGGAGGAAATGTTTGAAGAGTCTGATATGTGGCTTACAAATGAATGAATTTACCTAATGTCATCACAGCAAACCCGGCCCCATTACCGGGTTAGATTTCCTCTTTACACTATTTTCGAAACTTTGCGTAGATCCTTCCAGTTTAGCAACACGCCGCTTTACCGCATCGCTGGCTTCCATCATCATGCCCCTGTTTCAAAATCATAATGTTTCGGTGCGCACCTGTTTTTTCTCCCTGCCCTATACTTTCAGTCTGACACCTGGCTGGAGGTTTCGATGTGTGGACGTTTTGCACAAGCCCAAACCCGTGAAGACTATCTGGCATACCTGGCCGACGAAGCCGATCGTGACATTGCCTATGACCCGGAGCCAATTGGCCGGTACAACGTGGCACCAGGCACAAAAGTTCTCCTGCTGAGCGAACGCGACGAGCAGCTGCACCTCGATCCTGTCCTGTGGTCTTACGCGCCCGGGTGGTGGGATAAACCACCCCTGATCAATGCGCGCGTCGAGACAGCGGCCACCAGCAGAATGTTTAAACCACTATGGCAGCATGGCCGGGCGATCTGCTTTGCTGACGGCTGGTTTGAATGGAAGAAGGAAGGCGACAGGAAACAACCCTACTTCATTCACCGCGCCGACGGCCAGCCCATATTCATGGCGGCGATAGGCAGCACTCCGTTTGAGCGCGGCGATCATTCAGAGGGCTTTTTGATAGTGACGTCTGCAGCTGACAAAGGTCTAGTTGATATTCACGACCGCCGACCACTGGTTCTGTCACCAGAAGCAGCGCGTGAGTGGATGCGGCAGGATATAGGCGGGAAAAAAGCTGAAGAAATTGCAGCTGACGGCGCAGTACCTGCCGAAAAGTTTACCTGGCACGCTGTTACACGCGCGGTTGGAAACGTCAAAAATCAAGGTAAAAATCTTATAGAAACAATAAATTAACCTTTTTGGTTAATTTATTTTTCTTGATGGGTTTACTTTTTTTATGGTTAGAGTATATTTAGAACATCTGGCGTAAGCCACAATGAAAGCACTGAGGATATGACTATGGCTCTTACTGATTTCGGAAAGGCCGTAAGGAAAGCTCGGATCGATACTGGTTATACTTTGCTTACAATGGCAAAGGCTTTAGGAACAACACCTGCTTTTCTAAGCGGGCTCGAAACAGGGACTAAAAAAATACCAGAGAAATGGGTAACGGCAATCAATGAACTTTTTGCAGCGCAAGGTTATTATATTGATGATCTCGATGTTTTAGCTTCTATCGCGAATGAATCGGTACCTATTGAAGGTTTACCAAAGCAACAACAAATGCTTGTTGCTGGTTTTGCAAAATCGGAATTCACCCATGAAGAATTAAAAAAATTTGCAGAATTACTTGCAGAAATCAACAAAAAATAACTGCTTAGGAAACTGTTATGCATTTAATGCGCGGTACACGTGTTCGTCCTCTGAGTGAAATGGAAATTAAAGCGATAGCTGTAAATGCTTGCTTTGCACTCGGATTTACTAGTAAGTATAAATACCGGCGTAGACCGCGCAGATTTGACGTAGCGCTGGAAACATTATCTCAATGGAATATTGTCCTCGATCCAATGGATGATGACGAATGGTTTCAGGAAACGCTGGGTCTAACGATTGGACACTGTGAACCTGACAAACTGACTATCAGGGTTCCAAACCATATCTATGAAATGGCATGTGGCGGTGAACGATCAGCATTATTTGTTATATTCCATGAGCTCGGGCACTTGCTGCTACAACATAAGCCAGCCCTACACTTTGCGAATGCCATGCCGGAACAAAATGAAGATTCTGAATGGCAGGCGGATCTTTTTGCAGAAACTATGCTGGATAAATTGGGCTATCAAACAGCACAGCTTTGCTTTGAATTTTATTGAAAAAAGCCCTGTTGACGCAGGGCTTCTTAGGGGTCGAGCTATGTTGACGCATAACTCGGTGTGTATGGAGAAATCTACCGCTACACAAAATGCTTGACGGCTAAGAGTATAGTGGTTCTCCTAACAAGGTGCAATCTGTTTAGATTTACAGGCTGTACATTTACATAGGAGATCTCACATGAAAACTGGCTATTGTCCAAAATGTGGGAATTCGTGTGAAGTAACCTTCACACCCTATGTAATGAAGGATGGTAAAATCATCCGCCCTAAAAAGGCGAAAGTTTTTGTTATCCCTCATTGCAAATGCAGCGAGAAAAAAGCTGCTTAATTAAGTAAAAAGGCTGCGTAAAGCAGCCTTTTTACTTCACAATTAATAAATCTGATATGCGAGTAGTATATCGGGGTGAAAGCAACTGCCGCTTCATCTGCCACTGCTGCTGTATGCCCTGCCCGGCAAAGTAGAGCGTGCCTTTTCCATCTTTAGCATTCAGGTGATCAAGCACTTCCATCAACCTTTCGCTACCTGCCCGCGGTGCGTTTTCGTCGAACAAGTTTAGCTGGGCTACGCCCTGGCTGAAGAAGTCACCCAGCATTACTCCGGCTTTCTGGTACCGGTGTCCGTCTTTCCAGATTTTGTCCAGGCACCTTACCGCGGAGTTGATGATGTCGCGGGAATCCTGAGTGGGGGTAAGAAGCTTCACTGACGCGCTGTTACCGTAATACGGCTCATTAAGCGCAAAGGGAGAGGTTTTCACGAATGCAGATATAAAACGGCAATACTGGTGCTCGCCACGTAGTTTTTCAGCGCCACGGGCCGCATAGCTGCAAATGGCCTGACGCATCTGCTCATATTCTGCGACGCGTTCGCCAAAAGAACGACTGCAGACGATTTCCTGCTTTGCCGGCGCAAACTCCTCCAGATCAAGACATGGTTCGCCGCGCAGCTCCCGAACCGTTCGCTCCAGGACGACATTGAAGTGCTTTCGAATAATCCACGTACTCTGCTCAGAGAGGTCCAGAGCTGTTTTGATGCCCATGGCATTAAGCTTTTTACTGATTCTGCGACCAACGCCCCAAACATCCTCTACAGGCACGATCGCCAACAACCGACGCTGCCGATCGACATTTGACAGGTCAACTACCCCGCCCGTTTGTCGCTGCCATTTCTTTGCGGCGTGGTTGGCGAGTTTAGCGAGTGTTTTTGTCTGGGCAATGCCAACGCCAACGGTGAGGTGCGTACGCTTCAGAACTGTAGCGCGGATTTCTTTGCCGAACTCAGTCAGGTCCCGGCAGTTTCGCACTCCGGTAAGATCACAAAAAGCTTCATCGATACTGTAAATTTCGACGCGGGGGCTCATTTCCTCCAGCGTCGTCATTACCCGGTTCGACATGTCAGCGTAAAGCTCGTAATTGCTGCTGAAGCAAACAACGCCAGCCCGCCGGAAAAGCTCTTTTTGCTTGAAGAACGGCTCTCCCATAGTAATTCCAGCGGCTTTGGCCTCGGCGCTGCGTGCTATTACACAGCCGTCATTGTTCGAGAGAACGACAACCGGGCGCCCTCTCAGGTCAGGCCTGAATACGGTCTCGCATGATGCGTAGAACGAATTCACATCACAGAGCGCAAACATACTCAGCTCGCCGATTTGACGATGAAAGTAACTACGCCGAAAACGTCCAGCGTATCTTCGCTGCCTACAACAATCGGACTGTAGGCGCTATTCATTGGGATGAGTTGGACTGTCGGGCGTAGCTGCAGGCGTTTAACAGTAAATTCCCCTTCCACCGCGGCGATGACAATGTCACCGTGCTCAGCTGTGCGCGAGCTGTCCACCACCAGCAAATCACCATCGCTGATCCCGGCTTCGATCATTGAATCACCTGCGGCTTTGACGAAATAGGTGGAGCTCGGATGAGCGACAAGTAACTCATTGAGATCGATACGCTGTTCAACGTAATCAGCTGCGGGACTTGGGAAACCACACTGAACTAAGTCACTGAAAAGCGGGAGAGCGATAATTTCTCGCAGTTCTGTTGGCCTGATGAATTCCATTGCACACACCTCAAACACTGTTTTTATATACAGTAGTTTTATTTGTAAGTATCCGCAAGATACAGGCCCTATCGTCACTGCTTAAAGCTTCGCCGTTTCGCTTCTAAGTTTCTCTCTCGTTTCGAATTATGACTTTTGTAAATTATTCGCTTCAAACTCCAATTGAGTAGTTTTAATCCAAGGCCCCTACATCCAGTTCTTTGATTAGCCTTTTGATGCAACTAACTTCATCCATTAGAGCAAGGATCGCTTCATGGTGAAGAGCTGCCGCCACGCCGAACGTATCAACAGATTTTACACCCTCGATTTCTGAGCCATCTCGTAAGGTTGTTTTTCCATATGATTTAACTGCTTCAGGAAAAACCTTCTCGACTTCCTGAGCTATGAAGCCATACCCGTGCGCAGGAGTATCGAGGCGGTCCCATTCGACGCCTCGAAGTTGCTGCATTTTCATAAGCGGCTCAGCGATTACCGTTACATTTTCTTTGATGCGCTTGTCAGATGCTGTTACCCAATTGCCTGTGGCAGCGCCATTGGAATGGAAAACCCAGGTGACCATCCCTTCCTGATTCGACCCTTTCAGGTTTAGTGTGACATTATCAAAATTAGCCCCGCCACCACGGGCTCCCCCGAAAGACCATTCTCCTGTATACCAGGTGCCTTTGATGAGGTTGACGTAATTACCTGTATTTGGGTTATAGCCACTGGCCACGACCAGGCTGATGCCATTATTCATCAATCCACCGCCACCATTATCCCCAGAATTGACGGCAAATCCGGGGTTACCGTTAATCCCTGGCTGGACTGTAATTGGGCTCGTAATTTTCCCACCCGCTTTCTGATCGACAGAATTAAGCCGTGAATCATCGCCGGCGGCGACCGTTCCCGCCGCTGCGCCAACGTCTCTCGTAGCGCTGTTTCCTAAGCGGCGTGCCAGTTCTGATTGGCTGCCACACAGCGAAATAATTTTTTGTTGAATGTGTTCTTTCATGCTTCCTCCCAATTTATGAATCACATGATTGATAAATAATTTGTCAATGTCAAGAAACTTAATCAATCACATCTGATAAGAAAGTTTGTATGCTTGCTTATGGGTTTGATTTGGATACGAACATGAACTTCGAAGAAAGACTGTTACGAGCTCTTGATGAAGCCGGGATATCTCAATCTGAGCTGGGCCGCAGAGTGGGGGTAAACTCACAAACGGTTAGTAACTGGTGCAATACAGGTAATTTCCCTCGCAAGGAAAAGTTGGCTTTATTCCCGGAAGCATTAGGTAAGCCACTGTATTGGTTCTTTTTATCTGATGAAGAAGAGGCGCATCTTAAGGCAACCAGCGAAAGCAAAACGGTATTGAACGAGAAACAAGCTGCGTTGTTGGAGGTTTTTGATCAGTTACCTGAAGTTGAACAAACCAGGTTCATACAGCTGGCCAGCGACCGCCTCGAAGAGCTCGATAAATTTATGGCTGAATTTCTCAGCAAACGGAAGATTGAGCCCGCTCCAACCAAAGACTGATAAAGAACACTCTAAAGGTCGCATTTTGCGGCCTTTTTTTTGCCTCTAGTATCTCCTCAGCCCCCCTCTAAAAATCATCATTGCAATTAATTATGTCAATTAAGTATTGACCTATGACATATTTATTTGTAGCCTGATTTTAGAAAATCAGTCATCAAGGCAGGACGCCCACGAAGTAGCTGCCGGTGGCATACGAAACACCGGATGAGATGGCAAGACAATCGCGCAGCAGGTTTACCGTTCCGCCAGCCTGGCGTTAAAGGCACACAGGAGTTAACCATGATCGATTTCGCACGCAAAAAAGCTGGCTGCCAAGCCGTTCGCTTAAATCTGTTTGAAGTTCTGGTTCGTAAGCTTTGCTACTTACTGGCCCAAAAAGGCAATCCAGAGCTAAAAGCATGAGCTCGTTCTTTGCCCTAATCGTTACCGTCTGTGCCCTCACCGGGGAATGCTCAGACATCATGCTCGGTGTATACAAAACCGAATCTGGCTGTGATGCAGCTGCCAAAGAGCAGCACATTAAAGGAGAGTGTTACCCATATAAACCGGCTGGAGACCAACAGCCTGCTTTCAAGTTTTAATCGAGTTATGACCAATGGCTGTTACCAGCCCCTAAAAGCACAAAACCCGCGCAAGGCGGGTTAAGTACCCGGTCAGCCGACCAAAGCTTTCCGGAATCGAGTTTTGACCAATGACCACTACCCAAGGCGGCAATCACTAGCTGCGGGTATCTTACAACCAAAATTAAGGACCCGATATGGAATTCTTTCATTTAATCAAGGCAACACAGAAATCCGGCAAAGAAGATGCCGTTATCTGGTTCACGGCTAAATCAGAAGCGCGAGCCAATTTGCAGCTGGATGTAGAGCTGGAAGATGCTGGCATTGAAACCGGCCGGGGCAAGGATTATAGCAAGCCTGTCCGTACCGATTTCCCTGTTTACAACGACCTGCCGGAAGAAAGCACAGTGGATTACACCTGGTGCAAACGCTACGAACTGCAGGACGATGGACGCACCTGGCTGCCAAAGGCTGGTGATGGGTCGACTGGACCCGTGGACAACTCTGCCGCACCGGAAACCACCGTTAAAGTCGAAACTACCGTCGAGACTGTCCCTCTTGAAAACCGCACTCCAGCGGTTCGTTATGCCGTCCACCTGACCAGCGACAAATACCAGTCACATATCACTAAAGAGCAGCAGCTGGCTGCCAGCGAAATGTCACTGGATGAAGGCAACACCTATCTTCAGAAACTGCTGCTGGCGAAGAACGACATCCCTGAATTTACCGAACTCAGCCTGAACGCTGAGTGGAAACTCGTTCAGGCGATTAAGCAGGTATTCGCGCCAGATGAAGTTCACGAAACTGAAAATATCGCTGCATTCATGGCTGACTGGGCTAAAGCAGATGCCAGCGATCGCAACCAATTAGTCGAAGCCTGGCGTAGCGGCAAATTTACCCATGTGAAATCTGAAAGCACCAGCGACACCGGTGTTATAGCAGATCAGGGTCTTGAACCTGATAACGGTATCCAGATTGACGAGAATGATGACGAAACCACACGTTATCCAGTCGTTCGCATGCCCTTCCGCAAACAGGTACTCGCCCAGTTCACCTCCGACGAACTGCGCCACCACTTAACGCGCGAAGAATACGAAGGTATCAGCGCGCTGGAGATGGACACTGACAATAGCTATGTCCAGAACCTGCTGCTGGCGGCAGAAAACTGCGAACAGGTTAAGGGTTACGATGCTAAAGACCTTTGGCGCTATACCGACGCCATTCGCAAAGTGTTTAGCCAGGAAAAGCGTCACGAACTCGCTTTGGTTCTCCGATTCACCAGAATCTGGGCGGCGACTGATTACATTGACCGCGGCCTGCTGGTAAAAGAATGGGCCAAAGGCAGTCGCGTTGCAGAAATACAGCGTACTGAAAGCGGTACGAATGCTGGCGGAGGCAACAAGACCGACAGAAACCCTGACCTTAAACATGATCTAGACACTCTCGATTTAGAGATTGCGCTGGCCACGTTACCAATGGATTTCAACATTTATGATATCCCTGGTGGTGTTTTCCGTCGGGCAAAAGAGATCGTGAGTAAAAAAGAATGTCCATTCAAAGAATGGTCTAAAGCTCTTCGTGCAACTCCGGGAGTTTTGGATTACTCGCGTGCAGCTATTTTTGCACTTATCCGCAGCGCTCACCCAGAGCATTACCTGTATCCGGCACGTCTCAGCGGATTCATTAACGCGAACCTGACTGAAAGCGATCATTCTGCTCCATCAGACGAAACTCTTGCGGCTGCGCGCCATAACCCTGAGGTGAGCTGGACAAACGAGGTAACTAATGACTCTGCTGTTGAAACTGGCGGCCAGAATGAGTGGACTCAGGTCGACGGCGACACGCAGCCGGTTCTCGAAAAAGTTGGTAATGGTCTTTTTTCTATTGAAGGGTTGGCCACTAGCAACGCTGAAATCGACCAACAAGATACCGCAGCGGAGTACGTCGATAATGTGCAGATGGAAGAAACTGGTAATGATGAACCCCCGAACTGTGCTGCGTTATCAGAAGTCACGGAAGAAACTATCTCAGGCGCAAGCACTACTGAAACTTATAACAGCACAGCTGCTATAAATAATGATTCCGGTCATCATAATCATGCCGAGCCTGAAATGCTCTATACACACCTTATGGTCGACATTGAAGCGTTTGGTAAAAAGGCTGATTCGCCAGTCGTATCTATCGGAGCTGTGTTCTTTGATCCATCTACAGGTAATACCGGATCGGAATTTTACAAAGTGATTAGCCTGGAATCTTCAATGGCCAGCGGCGGGGTTCCGGATGCATCTACGATAATATTCTGGCTCAAAGCTTCACCTGAAGCTCGTTCAGAGTTAGTGATGGATGATGCTATTCCGCTCGATGATGCATTACTGCAGCTAAATGAGTTTATAGGCGAGAATGCGGTTAACGGCCCTGATTCTGTTCAGGTCTGGGGTAATGGTGCCACTTATGACAATGTCCTGCTTGAGGCATCTTACGACCGGACGGGGATCCCCTGCCCATGGAAGTTCTGGAATAACCGGGATGTAAGAACAATTGTCGAGTTGGGTAAAGCCGTTGGCTGCAAGCCTCGCTATGAGATCCCATTTGAGGGAGAACCTCACAAGGCTATTTCGGATGCTCATCATCAGGTCAAATACGTGTCTGCAATCTGGCAGCGTCTGACTGAACACTGATTTTTTAATTTCAGAAAATGGCTCTGATATGGGCCATTATGAGGTAAATCATATGCTTCAAATGCTGACTTTAGAAGAATGGGCTGCGGAAAAATACCGGAGTAATCCCCCAAGTCTGAATACTTTACGCCGATACGCTAAAGAGAGCATGTTCACTCCCCCGGCCACCAAAGAAGGAAGATACTGGCGGGTAAGAGAAGATGCCGAGATTACAGGTAATTTAACCCAGCCCGTTATTAAAAAATCTGATTCTCCTATGCTTCAAAGGATACTGTCTGATGGCTGCCCGACCACGTAAAAACAACGTTAAGATACCTAATCTTTATCCGCTCTACAGTCGTAAGGTAAATAAAATCTACTGGCGTTATAAGCATCCTATTACTGGTAAATTTCACAGCCTCGGAACTAACGAGGCTGAAGCAACAGCAATAGCAATCGAAGCTAATGAGCGACTAGCTGAACAGCGCACTAGGCAGGTTTTGGCTCTCAGTGACAAGATCGCCACCAGCAAAGGAAAGGCGATAACAACAAATACGTGGTTAGATCGTTATTGGAAAATTCAGGATGAAAGACTGGAGAATGGTGATATCAAGCCGAACACTCATAAACAAAAGGCTAAACCAGTAGCCCTACTTCGTGAGAGCGTGGGAATGAAATTGATTTCATCCGTCGATGTTCGGGATGTTGCCCAGATACTGGAGTCCTATGTTGCAGAAGGTCAACCGAGGATGGCCCAGGTAATCCGCTCTGTTTTGATCGATGTTTTCAAGGAAGCACAGCATTATGGCGAGGTACCGCCGGGTTATAACCCGGCTCTTGCTACAAAACAACCACGCCGACGGATTACCCGACAGCGTCTTAACCTTGACGAATGGCAAAAGATTTTCGAGATAGCTGATGCCCGCCATCAATACATGGGTAATGCAATGCTATTGGCACTCGTTACTGGTCAACGCCTTGGGGATATCTCCAACATGAAGTTTAGCGATATTTGGGATGACCATCTGCATGTCGTTCAGGAGAAAACAGGGAGCAAGCTAGCGATCCCTCTATCCCTAAGGCTTAACGCGATTGACTGGAGTTTGAGGGATGTAGTTGCACGTTGCCGTGACTATGCAGTGAGTCCATACCTAATCCACTTCTTTCGGGCAACCTCAATGGCAGAACGAGGTGCTCAGGTAAAGTCGAACACAATAACAATGAACTTCAGTAAGGCTCGTGATAAATCAGACATAAATTGGGGGAATGGCACGCCAGCTACTTTCCATGAACAACGCTCGTTAGCGGAAAGACTATATGAGATTCAAGGGATAGATACTCAGAAGTTGCTAGGTCATAAGTCACCGAATCAAACGGCTCGATATCATGATGATCGGGGTAAAGATTGGATTAAAATATTTATATAA